TAATGCGGGATTAGCTCAGTTGGTAGAGCGATACCTTGCCAAGGTATAGGTCGAGAGTTCGAGCCTCTTATCCCGCTCCAAAGTTTCACAACAACAGAAAGATGATATGACAGAAAGCAGAGCAAGATATACAAGTGAAGAAGCCGCACTTATGGTCGGTAATCGATTTGATTTGGTTCTCATCGCCGCTCAACGTGTAAGAGAGTTAAAGCGTGGACATAAATCATTGCTTAATACTAAAGCAGGCCCAACTGTAACTGCATTGCAAGAAATCGAAGCCGGACATGTTGGTAGAGATTATCTCAAACGTATTCGAAAATAATATGTATCCCTAGTGTAATGGCAGCATATCGGTCTCCAAAACCGCTGGTCAAGGTTCGAATCCTTGGGGATATGCCAAGATAAAGGTGTAAGTGTAATGCTTGCACCTTTTTCCATTTGACAACTAATCCAAACTATTGTATAATAACATATTAAGGAAATAATCATGTGGCTAGTAAAAGACTGTGATGGTCACGTTAGAGGTAAATCTACAGACCTCACTATTGCAATGGAGATGGCAAAATATGTTGATGAGTTTGTAACTATTACAGATGGCACAACTGAGATTGTAGGACGTTTCGGTGTTGATAGTGTTGTTGATGGTAAGTGCCCAGATGGTGTCACTTACGATTGGAATAAAGCAAGCCGAATAGGCAGAGTAAAGAAAGAGAGGGTATAATGCCAGCAGTATTTTTAGTTAGTGATACCCACTTTGGACATACCGGAGTGTGTCGCTTTACGAACAAAGATGGTTCAAAGATGCGACCATGGACTGATCCAGATGAGATGGATGAAGAAATGGTTAAGCGTTGGAACGAGACAGTTAGACCAAATGATAAAGTATATCACTTAGGTGATGTAGTTATGAATCGCAAAGCCTTAAAGATTATGAGTCGTTTAAACGGTGACAAAGTATTGATTCGTGGTAATCACGATATCTTCCGTGATGATGACTATAGAGAACACTTTAGGGAGTTACGTGCTTATCATGTAATGAATGGTATGATATTAAGTCATATTCCTATTCACGAGGAATCGTTAGGTAGATTTGGTGTTAACATTCACGGACACTTACATGCTAATCGTGTAATGAAACGTGCGGAGACATTACATGAGTTTATGACCCGTGGTAGTAGAGAATGGGTTGACCCTCGTTATCATTGTGTATGTGTTGAACAAACAGACTATAGACCGATCTTATTTGAAGATGTAATCAAACGAATCAAAGAAGAAGGTGGAACAGTTGGATTCAAAGAGGGTTCGCCCTCTATGTAAAATAGGACCTTCGGGTCCTATTTTTATTTGCGTACTATAATCATGTAACGATTATAACTGTTTACTGGATATTGAAAACATTTAGTATCTGCAAACAATAAACTACTATAGTTAAATCTATTAATAAGTTCATCTAAACTACTAGTTGTTTGTCTTATCAACCACGGAAACTCTCTATTGGTTACGTTGGTAGCTTGAACACATACTAAACTATTTTTAGGAATTGAGTCATACCAAATATTATTATCCATTTGGTCAATGCTACAGTTAATGAAAACAGGTTCATTGTCGCACTTACTGTAATCATATAAGTTAACATCTACTATATGATTGATTACATTGGGTGTTTCAATGTGCCAAGCACCACATATTTTATTAGCATTAGTTATTGCTTCTGGGTCTATATCATACCCATGAGCAATATTGTAGTATTTAGGCTTGCGAATAAGAAGCATAAATGTTAATAGATTATCCCAACATCCTAATACATGTAATGAAGGTTGTACTAACCCTTCATTCTGCATTGCAACTTCAAGTTGTTCACATAGCCAGACTTTACTAGTTACAAGGCCATGATAGAAGGATTCATGTGTATCGAACTTATTTAAATTTGTCATTTTGATTAGTTGATGTGTTTAATAATGTTTTGATAGTATCATTCCATTTAATGGTGTTGTTAGTGGGTTTTATGTTTTTTAGTAACTCTAACTTATATGATAACATACTAAACTTGGTTGTTTTATGTTTCTCCCAACCATAGCTTCTTAGTCTAGGAATAATAGTTGGTTCTATTTGTTTATACATCATACTTTTAATAGTTGATGTAGAACCTTTATCGTATTGAGTGTTTATGTGTAGTTTCATAAAATATAAACTAGACTCCAAACTAAACCCTATCATATTACCTATCCCGTTTATTCCTTTATCGACCATAAATCTTTCATAACTAGCAAACTCTAGTCTAATGGGTGATAATACCTTTTCAACATTATGAGTTTGAACCCAGGGCCAATCACCACCCAATATTGGAAAATAACTACATTGTTCCAATAACCACATATGAGTGGCTACATGCGGCTCAGTAATATAGTATGGATTTAGATAATCTAAATGTGTCCCGTTTTCAAAAAATCTATCTGCATCTAACTCAATAAGTTTATGAGTTATATTGTTTCCCCTACAGAACTTTTCGGCATAATATAAATCATGTGTATTGATTATCATACCTTCTACTTTAATAACTAAAGTAACTGCTATTACCGGTATATTGTTCTTTAAACAGTGTATTAATACTATCTCGCTATCTAATCCACCACTGTATAATACTTCTACATATTTGGTTTGTCTATTGGATAAATGGTCGTTAAATATGTCACTAATATTCCGATCATTTTCATATGGAACATCTAATAGTTCTGTAGTAAATCTATGATTAAACTCACCCAATTCTAGGGTACACTTTTTATATCCGTTTAACCCGACCTCCCACTCAATAACATTTTCCATGATTATATTTAGTACGCTAAATAATAGCATATTTTAAATTTATGCTAAATACGAATAACACTATCCCAAGGACAAAAAATGCTACATTTCATCAGAGACATATCACACAGATTATTAGAGTTTATCAAAGACGATCCAGTAAGACCAGAAATACCAACTACCTATAGAGTAAGTGATGGTAGAATGGTTGCGGCATTAACTGATAATGAAGAAGCTGAAAGTAATCCAGAAGCAATGGTATGTGTTAGTTTTCATGATTTTGTCCCTGAAAATGTAAAAGATTTAGATAATACCACACAAGTACCAACTACAGCAGTATTCTATACAATATGGAGTTATAAATCAGGTAAAGGTCAAGAGTTATTATTTGAAGCAGTTAAGGGAATACAAGAGCAATATCCTAGTGTTAATCGATTTGTAACATTAAGTCCTAAAACTAATTTAGCTAGACGTTTTCATTTAAAGAATGGCGCTATTATTTTCAGAGAAAATATTGAAACAATTAATTATGAATATATGCCGACATTAAATACTATTAACTCGGAGAATAATAATGAGCAAGAACAATCTAATAGTTGAAGAAATAGACGATGATGATTATGAAATGTGGCAGTTTGAGCATAGTGCTATAATCGCTTCGGATTTTATTAATGATGTTTTATTAGAACAACTGGATAAGTTTGAACATGATAATGATGATGACAAATATATATATGGTGTCGCAAGTCATGGATTATTTGTTTCATTAATAGCCCGTTTAGGAGAAATGGGATATACAGAAAAAGAGTTAAGAAAAGAGATTAAAACTTGGCTTAACACAAGCGTAGGACAAGTAATACACTAATACTTTAGTACTACATTTTTAACAAACAAAAGTACTCATTTTTGCCCCTCAGGGGCTTCAAAATCGCTAGAGGTTTCAGGAACTTATACTGATACACTTCTAGCGATTTTTGCCATTATTTGACAATAAATGGGCTTTATGCTAAACTGTCTATACAGTAGTTAATAACCCCCGAGAAAGGAGCACACAATGGCAGAAGTCAAACTGAACAAAGCCCTGTTCAAAGTTGTTCTAACCGAGTATGATCGGTTCAGTGGTCAGAAGCATTGGGATACAAAGTATTTCGATAACGAGGCAGAAGCCCGTCAATGGGCTATAGACTATAACACAAAACATAACAACCTAGATTATGTCCCCGAGTGGTATGTGAGAGCAGACTACGAAGGTAGAGTCTAAAGTATTACAAACCCAAATTTGACAATAAATCAGTTTGGGTATATAATACACTTATGAACTCGAAAATCACCCGTAAGCGTAGAACAGACCGCAATCAAGTGATATACTATATCCAAGATACAGTAACACTTGAGTACTACATTGGTTTGACTGCATTGTCATTTAAAGGTAATGTCTTTAAAACATTACGCCGTCGTATGCAAAAACACATGCAACGTGCCATGACAGAAAACAAAGATTGGGGTTTGAGTCGTGCCTTGCGTGAACGTGGTGCTGAACGATTTGTATTCGGCACATTGGAAGTTATTCGAGGCAAGCGTCCTGCTCATGCACGTGAGACAGAACTTATTAACACAATGCAACCAGCATTGAACACATTTGGAGTCAAATAATGAAATACATGATTGTTAACGAATGGCGTCAGGAAGTGTTTGAAGGCAAGGTTCAAGACCTGCTTGACGAAGGTTGGATCCTGCAAGGCGGTGTAAGTATCTCGATTAACGGTCAAAGCAATGAAATGTATTTTGTTCAGGCTTTAGTGAAGGAAGTAAAATGATGCAAGCAGTTAGTAATTTAGTTATTGTAATGATGCCTATCATTGTGATGGGTTTGGTAATAATATTGAAAGATGGTTTTTAGAAATGCAAAAATTAAGTGAAGATGGAAAAGTAGCAGTATTGTACTCTCCTGGCTTCGGCG